CTAGATTAAGTACCAAACGACCTGCCATATATGGCAGCGCCGTCGACTTGTGCTAAGTGACGCAAGATATTGTCACTATGCCACATGCCCATGACTGTCCAATCAATCGACTCCGCGACTTGATTGACACTATCAACTGATACACCATATATGCGTTCGAATTGCCGTGCGACACAACTAGTGTCCACCTGTATGCCACCGCCATACTTGGCCTTATATTCGTTCACATAAATTGGTCTGCTCTTGACTGCTAGTCTGTCATATTGCTTGATCCAGGTGGCTATCATAGGTAAGAATGCATAGTGTCTGTAACTTTCAACAACACCAGCGACGTGTTGTTGCAAAGGTACTTGCAATCTCTTAAGTGGCACGAAACCTTTGGTGCCCACTTTACCTATCTTTGGACCGAGAACCCTCTGTGGTCCCAAATCCCAAAATATGCCACTGCAGAATTCTAATTTATCATAATCCCGCATCCTGTCAATCATTACTAGCTTGTGTCCATAGTCGGCAGCTCTTAAAACCACCTCCTCTACATCAAGAGACTGTTTGGTAAGTAAAATATTATCATCCCCTAACTGGATAACTACATAATCAGTTACATCCATGTCGTCCATGATACCGGCGAATATAGCGAATCCTCGCAACGTATTCCCGAATGAAGTATTAGGGTTACCAGAAGGGAACTTACCGTCAACTGTAAATCTTACACCGTGTGACGTCATGCCCCTAGTTTTATATAGTGATTGTAGTAGCCTAATTGACGAAGGTCCCAAGTAGTTCTTATAAAACTCTACTTCCTCCTCAATAGCTTCACATTCAGTATGCCCGTCATACCTACTGTAATCGCCCTCATATATATGGTAATCCAAAAGTTCATAATGACTAATGATTGCTCCGATTGTCTCCGCATTCATTCCGCCCGTGTAGATAAACTTTTCCTTCAGTGCTTGCTCGAGTGTGCTATAGTGTTGTGCACAAATTTCCTTCTGAAATTTATAATACTCTGGTCCAAGTTCAACCAAGTATTCATCCTCGCTGGCGGATATTAATCTGGGATCGCACTCCCCAAATTCCTTACCACATAGTGCTTCTACTTTAACGAAACACTTCCGCCTTGTTTTAATGTAATCAGCATCCAAACAGAGACGTTCATATGTATTGCGCAACTTGTTCCGTTGTGCCTTCGGGTACCTGCACAACCACGCATCTACATCAACTTCCTTGTTGAATGGGGCCAAATCCTCAGCTAAAAATGATTGCATCAACGCTTTAAAACCACGTCTCCATGCCGATTTTCTAACTGGATTAGTACTTATTGGTGGTAAGCACTGCCTCTTGATTACCGCTCTGAGCTCATTATGTGAACAGGCTCTAGGAACCGTCACTGAGTCAAGAGCTATGCTAAAGCCGACAGGGTACTCACGTTCTACACAAACCTGAGTATCCGTATCGTGTACCACACCCGTATGTTCCGGTATCGTGACCATTTCCAAACAAACGTCACGCAAAACCGGGTAATGATAACTGCCACCTGCCATGTATCGCTTATACATGCGCTGACAAATTAACACTACCAAACCAAACAAGAGACTCCACAACACGCTCTTATCTAGTACAAAACATAGGATCGTTACAAGAGATGTCAACAACAACAACAGTTTTAGGAAATTAGATACAGTCTGCAGATCCTTGAACCAAACCCTTAAGTTTGTTCTCCAGTCGAGTACGGGCTCAGTACGCTCATACTCCTCACGGACGATCTTGACCATCTCAGTCACCCTATCATGGTGATCCTTATCAAATCCTGTTGTTTTCATTGCCAGCTCAGCCCTAGCCATGAAAGATGCAATACTCTTAGGACCCCTGCCCATCTTGATGAAATGTAATTTGATCATTTGCCTTAACGTATGTGCCGACTCACTCTCGATCAGCGTCGGTATGTCTATGGCCACGAAATAATCCTTAATTTCATCCTCATATGGTTCCTCGGGAATGTCTATCACAACACTGTCACTTGGTCCCCCACCACCGGATTTAACATCATCCTGTTCCGACTTCTCATCGGGGGGTCCACTGTACAATTTGCGATCAACGACATCTTCTTCCTCAGATTCGTATTGTTTCTCTTCTAGGTGGTCCAACTCACCCATGGCATCATCAATGCCATCGTTAACAGATTGCTCCATCTGTCTCAACGCTTTGTAGCCTTTAGAACCAGGTTTGCCCATTGCCTGTCCAATAACCCTCTTAATAAATACGAGGCTTTCTACTGGATCCTTAATTGCACGACCTTTTGCTACTGGATTACCTGACTTTCTAACTGCAGGCACAGCTCTCTTATTCGCAGAGTCACGACCAATATAGTTTTTCCCACTATTGGTTAATGGTTTGCCAGTATAATTATTCCCGCTACTGGTAGATGGTTCCCGACGCGAAGGTTGGAGGGCCTTATGTTCCCTCATTGCACTGTTCGGTTTCGTGCTCTGTTTTGAATCTGTTTTGTTGTGGTTCATAGTTGGTTCATTGGGGATATGTTGTGACCCAGTCCCAGGTCCGTTGTTTTTCTAAACAACTAAATATGTGAAACCATGCCCGCATGGCCTTGACCAGGTCTACTGTGACTGAAGTTCATTACGCTTCATTGCCACAGATACAACCACTGATCTCGGGTACAACCCGCGTCGTGATAGG